GATATGTGTTATTAGCTTTATGATAAGATACTTTGTAAAAGGAGTATCTTATGAAGCAAACAGAAGAAGAAAAAAGGGTAAAAGCAAGACAGAGAACCAAAGAATGGAGAGAAAATAACTTAGAGAAAGAAAAAGCCAATTGCAAAAGATATCGAGAGGAAAATAAAGAAAGAGTTTTGCAAAGGCATAAAGAGTGGGTAGAAAAAAATCCAGATCGAATATGTGAAATTGCAAAAGATTGGAGAGAAAGAAATAAAGAAAAGATAGCAGAAAAAAACAGAAAATATGCACAAAGAGAAAAAGAATTAAGAGATACTGAAGAATATAAGATTAAAAATAGAGCGAGAAAAGCTCTAATGGCAAGAATTAAAAGAGGTACGCTTATAAGACCTTTTAATTGTGATATATGCAAAAAGGAATGTGTGCCTGATGGACATCATGAAGATTATTCTAAACCATTTGAGGTTCGATGGTTATGTAAAGAATGCCATGGGAAAAAACACAGAAAGAGGAAATAAAAAATGTCTAGTGTAATGCCGGCCAATAGCACTTATAGCTTTATTGAAACTAAAGTCAGAAGGCTAACGGCTTCTGCTAGTCAAGCTGCTTTGCCGAGCACATTAATTCAAGATTATGTTAACCGATTTTATTCCACAGACTTTCCTTATGCTATCAAGATTGATCAGCAAAGATCAGTTTATAAGTTTTTGACTATTCCTAATGTTGATAGATACCCTGTTGATGTCAATAATATGCAGGGCTTTAGAGCACCTGTTTATTTTGAAGGGATACAAGGTAATCTATTTAAGAATAGGGATCAGCTTTTCAATCTTTATCCTAGATATCCAACACAGTTTCAGCCTGTGAGTGGTGATGGAGTTACAACATCTTTCACTTTCACACTATTTGGTAATAATGTTAATCCCTTTCCGCAACCAAACTTTGGTATTCTTAGCACACAGGTTGTAATAGGTGGTATGGATATCAATGGTAATCCGATTAGGATTATTGATGATGGGGGTGGAGTGGTTAACTCCTTTGGGATTGGATCTAACACAACTAAAGGCCAATTGCTTTATATTCAGCAAAATAGCGTCGGAAATAATGTTTATCTTGATACTACGAATGCCCAGCAGCCTGCAATACCTGTTTTATCTCCTATTGGAGGAGTACAGAATGCGAATTATCCACCTAATAGTCCATCCCCTCCAAGCCCATTAACACCCCAATATTGCGGAACCGTCAACTATGTAACCACTCAAATTGAAGTCAATTTCCCTGTAGCTCCAGCAGCCGGAACAATGATAAATGTATGGGCTGCAACCTATCAAGTGGGAAGACCTTATAATGTATTATTTTGGAATAACGAACTTACTATTAGACCCGTCCCAGACAATGTTTATCTTTGTGAGATTGAAACCTTTCAAACGCCATCTCAATTTATGGCCACCACTGATAATCCAATACTTAACCAATGGGCGCAGTACATCGCTTATGGATCTGCCCTTGAGATACTTAGAGATAGGCAAGACATGGAAGGTGTAGAAAACCTAATGGAAGGCTTTAAACGTCAGGAAGGGCTTGTATTAGAGAGACAAGCTGTAGAAGAGATTGGACAGCCAAATTATACTCTTTTCAATTCAACTCAACTTGGCTTTGGTGTAGGTGTTGGAAATGGCTATGGGTGTGGTGGTTATTAATGGCAGGCTACCAACCTCTTAGAATAGCGGGAAACTCAGCAGGGCTTGTTCAAGAGCGCGAAGAATTCCTTTTGCCTGATGATGCTTACCCAGTTTTGCAAAATGCCTATGTTTGGAGGGAGAGAATCTTGCGTAAGCAAGGCTTTAGCCTTCTTGGAAGATTGCAAAGAAATATAGGAACCACTGATGGTTCAGGTGATGCAACAATTACAATATCTCCATTGCCAATTCAATTGGGTATAGTTTCATTTACAGTGGGAACAAATATATTCACTGACCCAACCAATCCAACCTCTTCGCCTGCAGAGCCAGTTACTTTATTATCAAATGGTCCAGGAACCGCAACCTTTAATCATTCTACAGGTTTATTAACGATCACTGGATCAAATGCTACAACAGCAGTGCAATATTACCCTGGATTGCCTGTTATGGGTATAAGGATTAGAGAGCTAACTAATAGCGCAAATGATCAAACGATATTCTTCGATCAAAACTATGCTTATTCATTTAATGCTTCCTCCAATGCTTTTCAAACTTTTCCACTAGGTGATGCAACAACTTGGAATGCAGCAGCTTTACCAGTCACTAGTACAGATTTCTTTTGGTCTACTAATTACTGGATAGGGGGAATACCTAACAGCCCATTCGGCACTAATAATAAGCTTATGTGGGTGACTAACAATAGTGGTCATTCAGGGCTTCTGCAAGATCCCCCAAGAATTACCGATGGTGCGCAATGGGTAAACTTTTATCCTTCAGCTTGGAGCCAAATTGATGCAACTAACTTTCTTCAAAATTGGCTTTGCAATCTGCCTTTCCGTGGAAGAATGGTTACATTTAATACTTGGGAAGGTGGAAATGGTCAAGTACCATTAAACTATTCTAATAGAATTAGATGGGCAACAATTGGCAATCCCTTTATTCCTTATGCACCAGGACCACCAGCAACAGGGTCTTGGCGTTCTGATATAAGAGGACAAGGGGGCTTTCTTGATATACCTACTTCTGAAGATATTATTGCTGTTGGCTTCGTCAGGGATAACCTTGTTATTTATTGTGAACGTAGTACATGGCAGTTACGTTATACTGGTAGATCTATTGCTCCATTTCAAATCGAGAAAGTAAACTCAGAATTGGGAGTAGAAAGCACATTCTCAGCCGTTCAATTTGACACTTCTCTTGTGGGATTGGGTGATAAGGGAATTGTAGAGTGCGATAGCTATAAATCTGAAAGGATAGATATCAAAATCCCAGACTTTGTATTTCAATTCAATGCTTTGAATAATGGAGTGGCAAGAGTTCAGGGTATTAGGGATTTTCCCAATAGACTAGCCTATTGGACTGTGCCATTAGCTGGTGAATATGATGGAATTATAGCCTCATCAACACGCATTTTTCCTAATACAAGACTGGTTTACAATTATGAAAATGATAGTTGGGCAACATTCAATGACAGTCTTACAACTTTAGGTAATTATCAAGAGCAATCCGATAGAACCTGGATTAATACACCTATCCCCTGGATTGAAGCTAATTTCTCGTGGATATCCCAGCCTCAAGAAGACCCTCAAATATTAGGAGGTAATCAACAAGGTTTTGTTGAAGTTTTAGACAATCAAACAATCAACGATGTTTCACTTTTCATATCAGATTTGACTCAAGGAAGCACAGTGGTGGTCACTTCTCCCAATCACAACCTTGTTACTGGGTTTGTAATCGGCATTAGTGGAATTCCTACAGGCACACCATATTCTAGTTTAAATGGTGGAATATTTGGTGTAACGGTTTTAGATGCCAATACATTTGAGATCTATACATACACAACTTCAAGTGATCAATTTGACGAAGCAGTTATTGGCTTGCCTGCCGGTGTTTATGTAGGTGGTGGACTAATAAATATAAGAGAAAACTTTATAGTTAAAAGTAAGAAGTTTAACTTTCTAGATGAAGGCCAAAATATTCAATTGGGTTATTTAGATATATTGATGATATCTCAAAATAATGGTGAAATAGCCCTAAATGTTTACCTTGATTATGACGACTTAACTAAATCAAATGTACCCCCTGAAAATGTCGTAGATAATGGGTTATATCCCTATCTTACAGATCAGTTTTTCAATGCAATTATTCCCGCATCTCAATCGACATTAAGCAATATCGGTGGTACTAAGTTTTGGCAAAGAGTTTATTGCCCAACTAGAGCCAATTTTATAACTCTAGAATATACATTTAATAACGCACAAATGGCCTCTCAACCCCAGGAATTACAAGTGCAAATTGATGCGCAAGTTTTATGGATTAGAAAAGGCGGACGCATGTCCAGCATTTAGGAGAAAAATATGCCAACTTATCAACCCAATGTGCCAAGCGGTACAGTGCCATTTAATCAAGACTATTTGAATCTACAAGGAAATTTCCAGCAGCTAAATATAGCTTATGGAGTGGATCATGTGCCTTTTTCAGATACAAGCGGTATTCCACCTGCTGGAATTACAGGTATGCACACATCAATACATTTAGTTCCAGTCTCTACAGTTGCTACAAATCCCCCAACTAATCAGCCGATTAATGGATATACGGCAGTTTCTGGATATGGACAGATATTTGATGCGCAGATTTATGATGGTATTAACACAGATGAAGCTTTATTTTACCTTTCAGGTGGAAATAGATTAATGCAAATGACCAGGAATTTTGTGCCTGTTGCATTAAAAAATGGTTATACATTTCTGCCGGGTGGATTGATTTTGCAATGGGGAATTGTAAATGGTACACATGGAAGTGATAATCATTTTAATGGTGGGGATCATGATACTGTAACTTTTTCAACAGCAAATATAAACTTTCCTGCAAATATATTTAGTGTTTGGACTCAGCCGAATTATACAGCCGGAAATGCTCCTCAAAGT